ATAATCTCTTTGCATATTTGTAGGTGCATAGTATCACTGTTGTCTAATCTAGATGTAGATACTTGACCTTTAGATGTTCTAGTCATCTCACCATGATTCCCTGGAACTCCTGCTAATACAAGTTTTGGCGAATGAGGAAGGAATGTATCTATAGTTTTCATAATCATTGACCTAGCTAGTGCGTATTGTTCAATCAATGACAAACTGACTGAGTGTGGTTGTGATTCGAAGAAAAAAGGCGTACAGTTTTCTGTAAGGTCACCCATTCCTACCATGTAAATTTCATCTATCTCTACACCAAGTTTACGCAAATCTTTTATTCTATTTACACCATCTTGTAAAGCCTGGTCGTATCTTTTTATGGTATTTTCTACACCAAAATCTTTCTTTCCAAGTTGCCAGTCACTCATAAACCACATAAAAGCTGTATCTCCTGCGTTATATTTCTTTGCGATAGGTGGTTTCTTAGCTGCTTGTTTAAACAATGACTGAAAGTATTTATCGTGACCTGGTCTTTTCTTTCTAACTACACCCTTAAATGCAAAAAAGGTGGTTGTTTCACCACCTTTAAGCTGAGCGTTCCAACTACTTGCTCGAACCGCACCTTCTATTTCGTAAAACTTGGGGTCGAATCCCCAGTCACGCAGTATTTCATCAAACTTTGTTCTGTAATTTGGGTCTGTTCCTACATGTGTAATATGTCCTAGACCTGTCTGTTCATTGACTTCTATGTCAGGTTGCCACCCAGACTTGTAGAAGTTGTTTCCCCATTCTTTTGGAAAATTTGGCATGATACCTCCTTTGCCCTGTCAAGAATAGTATACAGGTTACCTACGACTAATTCAGTTATTTAGTTATTTGTTTTTTAGCGTATGTCTTGATAACTGCTAATGCAGCACCACCACCTGCAAGTGCAGCTAACTGAATAGTTTCAGCTTCTACGCCTACAAGAGGAGCAACTGTTAAAGCACCAATGAACGCTTCAATGAAGGTCCAGGCAGTTCTTTCAAGCATATCTTTGAGGTCTTCACTCATTTTATAACTCCATGCTTCGTTCCAAGGAGTCCACCCCACATCCTTCTTGAATGTGCCATCTTGGTTTCTTTTTCTATTATTCTTTTCAAATAAATCTGACATTATGTAATACTCCTACCATCAAGTTTAGCCTTTAAAACCTTTATTTCTCCACTAATCTCTTGTAGTTTTTCATAAACATCATTAGGTTCTTGTGGTTCTAGTTGTATTTTGCTGTACTCTATGGTTACTTCATTACCTGCTAATAACTGTGCAGATACTTTTGGGTATAGTTTCTTATAAGCGTTTGCTGAGCTACCTACCATACCATTAAAGTTTACATCTAAATCTTGTTGACTATCACCAACTATAAGACAACCTGATGTATGTTCATCAGTATTTCCTTGATGAATTAAGATATATTCAAATCCTGGAACATCTTGAATCCACAACATACCGCGGTGGAGTTCAGGATATTTAGCCTTATATTTTTTATCAAATCCTCCAACTGTCCTAAGCTTTATTGAATATGTTCCTTCAGGTATGCAAGTTTCGTGCATAACTTTTACTGCTTGATACTGGTCTTCTAGTGTATAACACTCGAACAACCCATCAATAAATAAAAGACCATTGGTTGCATCTTTACCCAGTTGGGTTCGTACTACTTGTAATTTCATCTCTCACCTTCTCTATTACTCGTTTTTCAATCTCACTATGTGAGTTAGAACCATGGGTACAATTACAAACTGTTACCCAAGTTCCTTCATCATTTAGTTTAGCTGTACATTTCTGTTCATACAGCCTTTTCATATAACTCATTTTCTAAAACTTATAGTTAATAACCATATAGCCAGTGTAATTAATGTAGCTAGTCCTGTAACTTGTTGGGCTGAACCAGTCAAGGTCAATGTAGCAATAACTAAACCAACCAAAGTCCAACTAAGGTTTAATGTTTCTTTTATTGCTTGGACAAACCAGTTACCTAGCTGTTTAAACATTGCCTCTCCTAAACATAAATGCTGCCATACTAGCTATTCTAGTCAAAATAACTGGCACAACTACCTCTTGTGCTTTTTCTTTTTGGTCATTTGTCATATCATCTCCTATGTTTCCTATACTTATCTCGGTAAAATCTACATCTACAAAAGTTTCTATTGGATTTTCTAAAAATGTCTCGAACTGTACCTCTGTAACAACATCAGCTAGTGTGTAGTTTTCTACATCTGCATTCTCTACAGCTCTTGCAACATACTCTTCTACAGCTTCAGCTACAACTTCATCTTCTTGTATTGCTTCTGCAATGATTTCAACATCCTCAGTCTGTACCTGTAATACTTCAGCGACAACCTCAACTTGTTCTTCAGTAAGTATTTCAATATCATCAATAGCTTCCTCTACTACAGCTTGTACAACCTCTTGTACTTCTTCTGTTGCTTGTTCTAAGTTTTGAACACCTATGTCATTTACTTCTTCAAGAACTTCTACAACTTCTTCGGTGTCGAGTTCTTGCACATATACTTCAATGGCTTCTTCTTTTGCATCTTCGTATTCCTCTAACTCTTCTTCAGTAAACTCTTCTAATTCTTCTTCTGTTACTTCAGGTATATCAATAACAATTATTTCTTCTATTACCTGTTCGAGTTCTGCAACCTCTTCTTCAACCATTTCTTCAGTAAGTATCTCTTCAACTTCTTCGGCAATATCTTTTGGTGGTAAAACCTCAATGTAATCTTCATCTTCTACCTCTTCGTATTCTGTATCCCAGTCATCTATATCTTCTTCTTTGTCCTCTTTGACTATTTTATCCTGGACTTCTTCTAAATCTTCTTGTATATCTTCATCAGAAGGAGGAAATAAATCTGTTTCTATATAAAATTCTACCATATCTATTTCTATTTCTTCAAAATCTTCTATGATTACAAACTCAAACTCTTCTAACTCTTCTAAATACTCTTCTACTTCTATGATTGTATCTATGTACTCATCCATTTCTTCTTCTGATTCAAACTCCAATATCTCAATCTCTTCTTCATATTCAAGTTTCTTGACATCTCTTTCCATTTGTCTGTCAAGCTCTTCAATCTCTTCATCTGTAAGTTCAACTTCCACATACTCAGGTATATCAACATCATCAAAAAACTCTTCTCCGATTTCTGATTCCATAATTTGTAACTCATCTTCTTCAAAATCGCGTTGTAATTGTTCATCAGTTAACTCAACTCCATACATTTCTAGGTTATTTTGTCTCTGTTGGTCTCTTTCTAATGTACCATCATCTATTTCTCTTTGTGAATATTCTACAATTTCACCACTATCTAGCTCTATAGGTATATCTTTTATTTCTTCAGGTGGAATTATAAATATAGGTTCAGGTTCAGGCTCAGGTTCAGGAGGTGGAGGTAATGTTGTTGTAGTAGTTGTTGTGGTTGTTGGCTGTATATATTTAAAAGATATATCATCTAGCAATGACCAGTCATTTATTGTTATTGTAAAGCTATCTATAAATGTATCTAAAGTGTCGTAAATGTTATAAACTACATCTTCAAACATAGTCTGTATGTTGCTGTTGCTTTGCCCTTCTAAAACATTTTCTTGTGTAGTTTCATCTGTATGTGTGTATGTAACTGTGCCATCATTATTTAATGCACCGATTCTAAAACCTACTTCATATATATCTATGTCTAATACTTCATCATCAACTGTTGTTGTATCAGGTAAGGTAAATATGTAATCATTACTACTATCGCCATGTCTTTGATAATGTAAATTCATATGATAGTCAGTCATTCCACAGCACTGCCAATTACCATTACTGTGTTGGTCATCTATTTGTATATTGTTATCTACTTCATTACCTTGACTATTTAATTCATCTTCAGGTAAAACTATATCTGTAGTTTGTTCGTATGTATCAGGCACAGTTGTAGTAGTAGTTGTTGTAGTTGTGTCTGTATTATTAGGAATAGTTGTGGTCGTGGTTGTTTCCTCAGGACCATCAAATGTCTCTATCTCTTCTACCTCTCCAGGTATAGTAGTTGTTGTTGTTGTCGTTGTTGTAGTTGTATTATCTTCTTCGTTAGCTAACGCTGTTATCGGTAGCATAACTAAAGATATTACTAACCACCATTGCAACAGCCTTGACCGCAGCACATATTACCTCCTACATTAGGGCGTTGACCAACACCACCAATGCAGACCCTGCTACAAGCCAACCGCTTAATTCTTGTCTTGAAATTTTACTGTTTACTTTCTCGTGAAGTAAATCTATTCTTTCGTTTGTTTTCTCTTGTGTTTCAATAATTATATTGAGTAACTCTTTATTTGTATAACCATTACCATTACTCATTTTATCCAATCCCAATCTTCTTCATTGTAATTATCAGGTACATTTGGTGATACGAGGTCATCTAACCAAACATAAAAGTTTTTTAAAAAGTATCCAAATATAAATCCGATTAAATAATCCATCAAGGGATTATAGCATAGATTTATTCAGGCTTTGGATTATCAGATTTGACTTTTGCTATTGCATCTTTCCAAGTAGTTGT